GCTAGAGCCGCACGCAAAGGTCATGCGCCAGAGCATGATATGACAGCAACAGCACCAGATGGTTTTCAAGTCAAAGGCGTAAGCACATATTATAATGCAAGCGGACAAAAAACAGGCCAATGGGTTAAGACGATTGGTGACAAAGAACGACAACATGAGATTATGTTGCTGGCTATTGAAGAAACGCATAAAAACTATAAGCCATTTAAGCCAAGCCCTAAAGTGAAGCACACAGATAAAGACTTATTATCATTAATTACCATTACCGACTTCCATTTGGGAATGTATGCTTGGGAAGCTGAAACTGGTGATGATTGGGATGTAAATATATCCAAGCGTGTGTTTCTTAATGCTATAGCAGATATGATAGAAGCTGCGCCAAAGGCTCATACAGGCTTTCTTTGCCAGCTTGGTGACTTCCTGCATTTCGATGGCATAACGGCTGTTACGCCAATGTCAGGGCACATACTAGACGCTGATACGCGCTATAGTAAGCTGGTCGGTTTAACTATTGAGATAATGACACAAGCCGTTCAGATGATGTTAAAGAAATTTGGTAAGGTTGTAGTAGTTCAGGCAGAAGGCAACCATGATATGTCAGGTTCAATTTGGCTAAGAAAGCATATAAAATACGTATTTAAAGATGACAAAAGAGTTGAAGTGATTGACAATGAATTTCCATACTACGCTTACCTGCATGGTGAGATATTATTGGGCTTCCATCATGGACATAAAAAGAGAATGGCACAGCTGCCAAAGCTATTTGCGAGTGAGCCACGTTTTCGTAAGCTTTGGGGACAATCTACACAAGCTTATATACATACTGGACATATGCACCACGAACGTGTCACTGAGGACGCTGGCGCGGTGTGTGAAATGCATCCTACATTGTCAACACGAGATGCATATAGTACCGCTAACGGCTACGTATCAGCACGTGGTGCTAAAGTAATTACGTATCACACTAAACTTGGCGAAGTCCACCGAACAACTGTTCGGCCACGTTAGCAGCTTGTTTATATTGTAGCTCTAATTTATCACAGATAGCATAAAACTCAGTTGCCTTATCAGCACCATAAGTCGTGTATGACGACCAGTTTAGTGTCTCAATAAAATTGAACTTGTTAGTGTAGACATCACGTCTGAATAAATGAAAGTCATACTTTAAGCAGTCATCATCTTCATGGACAAGCTCTTGGTTAAGAAAGTATGTGTTCATGTATTCGTCAATGTTATCGTGCCAATTCCATTTTTGTATAAAAGCCATTAGTCTATTTCCCTTATGTTTGGTTTGCTTACTTGATTAAATTTCCGACTAGCTATCTTTTGCTTTGGTTTATCTTTGTTTACACCTAACAGCCGTCTTACTTTAGCCCTTGCCTTTGCATCAGCTGCGTTCTTAACTTTGCTGCAAGGCACACATGTTAGTGCAATGTTGGATAAGTTATGTGCGTTGCTATCAGACAAAGCACGTTGGCTGAGATGCTCAGTATGTATCTTGTAAGGCTTTAATTCTAGCTTGGTTGAGCACGTCGAGCATAAACCTTGCTGCTGCAAGAATAGTTCAGCAAACTCATACTTGGTTAATGGCTTGTAACGCTGATATGTTATATCGTCACTAAAGCGCATTAGAGCCTCGCAGAGAGTTAATTATATCTTGCTTAACCTTTGCAAGCCAATGATGTTGGTCGCGTTTGTCACGTCTTAAAACAGCGTTACGATACTTAAATTTGTTGTAGTATGGGTGCGTAGTATAATATGTGCTAACGCCAGACTTATCTTTTACTTGTTCAATCATTACGCACACTTTCATTTAGCTTATGCAGCTGATTAGCATTAAGCAGCCAGCCATGTAATTTAATTATGGTTGACCAGTGTTTCTCAGGTATTCCACGTGTAATCCATTTACGAATGCTGTCAGCTTTTAGGTTAGTGCAATGTGATGCTATGACAGATGCACCACCACAGTTTTCTATAATGCCTTCAACTGTATATTTAGTCATGTTTCTACTCCCTTTGGTTCAGTATTATCCCAAACTGCACTTATGATATTCCATTGGCTATCCACAATTAGTGGCATGTCATAATTATGGAAAGGCATTAAATGATAAACTATATTTTCGTGTGAATTTGCCTCTCTGTTTTTTATGAGGCGATATTGTTTGTAATGCCAGTTGATAGCATCATTAACATTGTCGAATACATTCAAGTTCATATTGTCATCGTCAGTCGTGTCAACTGTTCCATCGTCAAATATCTTAACATTAAAAACACCATTACCCTTTTTACCAGTCTCATATATTATTTTATTTGTCATGTTACATCTCTATTTTTGTGGCTTGATTGCCTATGTAATATTTGTCCGATAAATGATGTGAGATTAAAACGCAACACTTAAATTAAATTGTTTTATATGCATATTAACTGTTGACGTCGTACAAAAGTTCCAATACTAGAATTACATAGACGCAATTAAGCGACCTAATTTAAGGAATTAAAATGATTACAATATACCAAATTAAAAGAGAAATATTTAATAAGCTAAATGGTAACAACGAGTTATTTTTGCAGTATGCAGATGTAACACATAGGGCTAATTTTAGACCAGAAACTTTTACTGCAGAAGATTTTACATATTATGAGCCTGTTTATGAGGTTGATGTTAATGACTTAGAGAAAGCTTATGAAGTTACTAATCTTTGGCAAAACCCAGAGCTTGTGAAAAGATATAGAAAAGGTACTAGCTCAAGCACAAGCGATATATTTAAACTTAATGGCGAATATTACGCAGTAGCTAATTGTGGTTTTAATAAAATTAACATCAACTAAAAACGGGGGCTCAAGCCCCCACACACTTGGCAATTAAGCCACCTAAAAAAAGGAAATAAAATGACTAAACAAACAAAAATACATAAATTTAAAATACATGAAGCAAGCGATGAAGCTTTGTCTAATTTACAGCATCACATAAGAGTGCGAACTGAAAAGCTCAATCAGTCGCAAGGACATATACAACAGCTTGTCAGAGGTTGCGTTGATACAGATATGTTAATGGCTGAAGGCACATTAAAATTTCACCATGACAACTTAGATGAGATAAAAAATAAAATAGCTGAACATCATAAACTTAATAATGAATTATTTAAAGATGTACAATTACTAGAGTGGGTGTTTACAACTATAGCAAAAAATGAGGGTAAATAAAATGAAATGTAGTAAGTGTAAAACTATAATTGATAATCGTGACGCTAACATTACCAATGGTGTTGTTAGTTGTTACGACTGTTACTACGAGCCTATTAGACTTAACATTAGTCTACTAGATTGGGACTTAGCAGAAGCAGCTGAGAAGGCAGAAGCAATCGCAGCTGGTAAAACATTGCTGCGTGACTTTGTGAGCTTTGTTGGTTGGGCTGGATTTACGTTCGGCTTTACATTATTCGCAATTGCAGTAACATAAACCATAGCATAAAAAAAATAGGAGATTAAATATGCGACATTCAGAAATATATAAAAACATAGCAGCAGCTGTCACAGCTGCTAGTAATGCAATAACGGGAGCTAAGAAAGATGGCAAAAACCCACATTACAAATCAACATATGCAACACTAAGTTCAGTTATTAATGCGTCCAATAAAGCGCTTCATGACAATGATTTAAGTATACAGCAAGAGCTTGGTCGCATAACTAAAAACCAAACAATCATAGTAGTCACACGACTTACACATGGAGAAAGTGGTGAGTGGATTGAAACAGATACAGAAGCACCACTGAAAAACAAAGACATCCACGTGCTAATGAGTACATTTACTTATTGCCGACGTAATGCAATATCAGCACTACTTAATATGCCAGTTGAAGATGACGATGGTAACAAGTCGCATGATGCAAAACCAGAATTTGACACAGAGCCATTGCTGCAAAGCATAGAAGCGTGCGCGACGCTGGAGCAGCTTAGTCTGGCTGGCAATGTAATTAAGACGACGCAGATGGATAATGCAGCTAAAAATAAACTACGCTCAGCATGGAACATACGTAAGCAGTCCTTAGATAAAGCACAGACAGCTGAAACTGAGGCAGACACATGAGAGTTATAGATAATATCATACAGGGTACACCAGAATGGCAATCGTGCAGAGCTGGTGTATTTACAGCAAGTAGAACAAAACCACTGATGGCTAATCTTAAGTCAGGCAAGCCATCAGCTGGACGTGTAACGCTAATTGGTGAGATGGTCGTGCAGCGTCTTACTAATACAATTGAGCAAGGATTTACATCTAGTCATATGCTGCGAGGCATAGAGCTGGAGGCAACTGCCAGAGATGCATATGCATTTCATACTGGAACTAGCCCAGTTGAGGTTGGATTTTGCTTGCATGATGAGTTCGACTATATTGGTGCATCACCAGATGGCGTTATGGAAGGTGGTTTAGTTGAGATAAAATGCCCAACCAGTCACAAGCACATAACGTATCTCAGTGAGCAAAAACATGGCACTGAGTATTACAACCAAGTGCAGCATCAAATGTTAGTCACTGGCAAACCTTGGACAGACGTTTGCAGTTTTGACGATAGATTTCCAGACCACTTACAGCTGGCA